CCTTTTACAAAATTTAAATAATGTGGCACTAAATCTCTACAATTATCTGATAAAAATACCCTTTTTACATATAATTTTATATTATTTGAATTATCATTTTCTTTTATCATAAATGGATTGAAATCACATTTTGGAATATATAATATACCTTTCACTGATACTTGACCTTCTATTGAAAAATGTTTATATATATAATACTCATTTAAACCATATGTTTTTTTTGTAATATCTTTATAAAAATTTTTATAATCTTCTTCTGATAAAGTTTCAGAATTCTTTATCCATATTGGTTTTTGATCATTTAATTGTTCCCATTCTTCATAACTTTCTTCTATTGTTTTTTTTTCTTTATTATTTTCATCTTCTTGGGTCTCTTCTTTTAATTCTTCAATTTCAACTTCATCATCTAATTTCTTTTTTGATTCACTATTTTCTTTTTTTTCTTCTTCTTCTTCTTTTTTTTCTTCCTCTTCTACTTCTATTTGTCTAGTTTTATGCACTAAAAGTTTTATAGGATAATTTATGTATTGTGAATGTTCATTTACTATATTTTTTATAGTAGATTCCTCTAAATATGTTTTACAATTATCCTTTAAATATAATTCTATCTTTGTTCCTCTTTCTATATCTAAATTACTATCTTCTCTTAAATTAAATGTAGAATCACCATTTGATTCCCATTCGTATTTTTCATTTTCATTATCTTTTTTTGTCAATATTTTAACTTTATCTGCTACTAAAAATGCTGAATAAAATCCTACTCCAAATTGTCCGATTAATGATAAATCATTCTTATTTTGTAATTCATTTATAAATTTTTTTGTTCCTGAACTAGCTATAGTTCCTATGTTATTTAATAAATCCATTTTATTCATCCCTATTCCAGTATCTTCTATTGATAAAATTCCTTCTTCTTTATTTATATTTATTTTTATTTCATACTCTATTGTTTCAGAATCTTTACTTAGGTTTAATCTATTATGTCTTATTTTATTAATGGCATCTGATGAATTTGATAACAACTCTCTTAGAAAAATATCTTTGTTACTATAAAAATTATTTACTATCAAATTCATTAATTGTGTCATATCTGCATTAAATTTAAATAAATTTTTCTCTATTTCCATATTTTCTATATTATTTATTTTTTCATTTTCTTCTATTTTTTTCATATAAAACCTTAACTTTAACTTATTTTTAAATATTTTTAATTTATTTAAAAATTTGATTAAATTATTTAAATATATCTAAAGATATTAATTAATTAATGATTATTGAATATAATGGCTGTATTTATACAATTCCTAAAGAAGAATATGAACCAAATAATTTATATTTAGAAAGATTATGGTTTCTAGCAAAACAAGAACCTACTAATTATGAAATGTATTATCAAAATATTCAATATTCTATTCTATGGAAAAATATTAAATATTTTAATTGTAAATATTCAAAAGATATTACAAACAAAATTAATATTTAACTATTCTTAGACCATGCCATATTAACATTAGCTGGGCTTGAATAAGGATTATATTGTTTTGGAATTCGATTCCAATTAAATATCTTTCCTTTTAAATTATTACAATCATCAAAAGAACTTACTTGAATATTTCCATAACCTCGTTGATTTGACCAACTATGATTACTTAATAAATTAAAATTTATATTATTGTTGCTTATATCATAAGGAGAACTATATTCTTGACAAATTAACCCTTTTTCTTTGTCTATATTCCCTTTTTTTATATCCATTTTTTCTTGAGCTGTTTTAGTTTTTTTTAATTTTTTCATTTCATTATTTATATTATTTAGTCCATTTTTACAACTATTATTTAAATTTGTATTACAAGAGATATCTTTTGCACAATTATTTATAAATATATTTGGATACATATCTATATATTATTTATACATTTTTTTTTTATAAATTCATACTTATATCCTTCATTTTACTTAATTTTATTAAAATTTTATTAATCTTTTAATTACTAACCAATATGTTAAAATTCCTAAAACTATAAATATTATTAATTTTAAATATATTTCTCCTAAAAATTTATTAACATTAGGATCTGAAATATACATTAAAAAATTTACAACTAATAAAATTACAATCATTTTTATTATATCTTCAAACATTGGTCTATATTCTTCTTCAAATTCTATATTAAATAATGTTTTTATCATTTATTATATTATAAAATATAGAAAAAAATATATAATTTTAATCATTTTAAATCATTTTATATTATATTCTATTAATTTTTTAGAATTTGTAAGTATATTATTAACTTATAAAATATATTATTTCTTTAAATTTTATAATAATTTAATACTTAAAGTAAGTTTAAAATTAAACTTTTTTTTATTTATTAAAAATAATGAAGCCAAACGTTTTTGTAATATCTTGGAAATATTCACTTATTATATGTGCTATTATTTCAGCTAGTTTTATAAGTATATATTTAGAAATAAAAAAAAATCAAAAATTTATCCAAACATTTAGTTCAAGCATTAGAGAATTAAGAGATTTATTTATTAATAATAAAAATAATACACAATTATTTTATGATAAACAAAATCTAAATAATAATAATTATAGATCAAAATTAAATCAATCTAATTTAAAAAAAAATTCAACTATTAAAAATAATAATAACCAATATAAACCTAAAATTATTAATAATCAAAATATAAATAAAAATTATATTCAATCTGAATCAGAAAATAAAAATGATATAAACTCTGAAACAATTGTTTCTAATCTAAAAAATGAAATAATAGATTTTGAAAATCAAATTAATGAAATTAACAAATCATTACAAATTGATTGTAGCACTACATCTTATACAGAAATTATAAGTAATAATGATGTAAATTTAAATGATCTAGCTAATAAAGTTAATGAAAATATTGAAAATAAAACTTATTCACCCGAAGATTCCTTACATGATCATATATTAAATCATTTAGAAAGCGAACAAGAAAGTGATTTAGATAGAGATAAATTAAATTTATCTAATAATTTGGAAAAAAATAAAATTGATGATATTAATTCTATTAATATTAAAAATATAGAATGTATATCAAAAGAAATTAATTCAGATAATAATTTACAATTGAAAGATAATCAATTAGATAATAATCAATCATATGATAATCAATCTGATAATAATCAATCTAATGATAATCAATCAAATGATTATCAATTAGATGATAAATTTGATGATGATAATCAATTAGACGATAATCAATTAAATAATAATCAATCTAATGATAATCAACCAAATGATAATCAATCAAATGATAATCAATCAAATGATTATCAATTAGATGATAAATTTGATGATGATAATCAATTCGAAGATAATCATTTAGATGATTATGATTTAGATAATAATAATTTTAATGATAATAAGTTAGATAATAAATTAAATAAAGAAAATTTAATTCAAAATAATTTAGATATAAGTAATGATAATAATTTAAGATTTAATTCGGAAATAAATAGTAATCAAAATTCTCAAATATCTACCGATTCTGATTTACATAATTTAAAAAAAAAGAATTTATTAGATATTTGCATGACTAAATATTCTGCAAAAGAATTAATGGATCTATGTAAAAATAATAATCTTATTATTAGAGGTAATAAAAATATATTAATAAATAGATTAATATCTAATAATATTCTAAATTTATCTAATTTAGATAATAATCTTTCGGTTATAAATGCTTGTAGTTAAATATAATTATAACATCTCCTTATAATTACCATTATATAAAATTACACATATAATCAGGAAGAATTGCAAAAATTTTTATTTATAAATATTTTAAATAAAAATATTTTATTATTATATATATAAATGAATTCTTGTTATAAAACATCTAATAATAAACATTTTAAATGTCCACCAAGAATGAATGATGGAAGACATTTCACTGATTATCGTCCAAATTGTCATATAAATAATTTAATACGATTAAATAATAAATTATCTAACTCATATGAAACTAGAATGTTTTTAACTAATAATGCTAATAAATTAATTGATCTTAATCGAACCTATTCTTGTCAAAAAAATTGTTGTGGACCATGTAAATCCCCATATAATCAAGGCACTATGTTAAGAGAACAAGACTTAAAATCTTGTAATAATAATTCTTGTTCCATAAAAAAAAATTATGATAAAGGTTTAGGACAAGGACGTCAATATTCGGATATACAAAATTGTAATTGGCCACAACAACTTCCAGTAGGACAATTATCAAGTTGCTGTGCTAATGCAAATGATTTATTCAATTATTATGATCATGTTGATACAAAATCTCAGGGCGAACTATTACCAAGAACTACAATACCATCAGGTTCTAACTATTTACAAGGAGGTGACCCTTCTCCATTTAATCTATAAATTATTTTTCTAATATATATAGATTTTAAATAATAAATAAAATATTATATTAATATATATAATGTGTGATTTTAAAAAAGATTTACTGTTTAATTGTGATGGACAAATATTAGATACAGGAAATGGTGAATTTAAAATTAAAGGAAAAATAGATAAATATAAAAATGTTAATTTACAATGGTGGGCTGCGAGTCCTCCTAATTATTTAACTTCATTTTCTGGTTCTGGACTACCGTATCCTAATCCAATTGTTGCTTATAATAATACACCAAATAAAGGTATAATAAAAACAGATTTTGAAGGTAATTTTGAATTTAATGTATTTTATCCTAATTCTTATTATTATGGTTTAGGCACTTACGTTATAGAACCATCATGTCATTTAAAATTATGCAATGATAAATCATCTCCTATACATACTTTTAAATTAGGTAATGGTATACCTTTTCGTATGCTTACTTATCCACCTCTAAATTACCAAAATAGAGCAAGACAGAATGTCATGTTTTATAGCGGAAGAGAAAAATTACCTATAAGAAGTCAAGAAAAAATATTAAGAGATTCTAAATATCCTAATAAAAATATTATGCCAAAAGATTTTTGGGGACTTAAACCTTCTCATCCATAAATAATTTATATATAAATTATATATATGATAAATGACATTTTACACATAATTTATATCCGATTAAATTATAATGATATTAATAAATTAAAAAAACGACTTATTATATTCAAAAATTATTGTTACCCTTGTTTAATATCTCAAACAAACAAAAATTTTAAAATTTATATTAATATAAATTTTGAACATTATGAATTGATATATAATTATATTAAAATTACTGAAAATATAATTTTAACTGATAAAGATATAGAATACATCTCTAATTCTAAAAGAGATAAAACATATTTGATTACTACAAGAATAGATTCTGATGATATTATAAATATTAATTTTATAAATTGTGTTCAACAATTTATTAGTAATAAATATATACAAAAAAATATAATTAATAAAAGCATTATTTTAAATTTTTCTATGGGATTACAATTAAAAAATAATAATGTTAATCATAATATATATAAAAGAATATATAATATACCTAATCCATTTTTATCTATAATTACAAAAAAAAATTTTCATTGTAGAACATATGACCATCATATATTTCATAATGATATTGATAATTTTATTTTTATAAATTTAAAAAATAAAATTCCTATGTGGATACAATATATACATGATGATAATATATTAAATAAAATTAATATTAATAGTCAAAATATATATATATCTAGCTATTATCTTAAAAAATTATTTAATCTAACATTATAGTTTAAACATATTTTTATTTAAAGTTTATACTATATTATTAAATACAGTTTATACTATATTATTAAATACGTTAATGAATAAATTTATTAAAGATCCTGTCTATAACGACTTTTTAAAATTTTCATCAGATGAATTAAAATTAATTGATTTACCAGAATTCAAAAGACTTAAAAAAATTAAACAGTTAGGTGCTTTAGATGAAGTATTCCCTAACGCAAATCATTCTAGATTTTCTCATTCTTTAGGAGTAGCTCATTTAAGCGAACAATATTTTAAAAATATATTAAAAAATTCTAACATAGATAACAAATTTATTAAACATGTAAAAATTGCCGGTTTATATCATGATATCGGACATGGACCATTCTCACATGTCTTTGATAACGTTGTATTAAAAAAAATATGTCCTAACAATCCTTACTCTAAACATGAATATCGTTCTCAAATAATATTTGAAAATTTAATAAAAAAAATTAATATTAATAACTTTTCAGGATATGATATTGATATTATTAAAAATATGATTAATCCTATTACTCATAAATCATATTATTATAATCAAATTGTTAATAATACTATCAATTCATTAGATACTGATAAAATTGATTATTTAATGCGTGATTCATATCAATTAGGTTTTAAATATTCTTTTGACTATCGAAAATTATTTAATAAAACTAAATTAATCTCTACTGATAATTCAAATAATCAAATATACTATCATGAAAATGAAGCTAATAATATATTTGATATATTTTATACTAGATATAAATTTCATAGAGAAATTTATAATCATAAAACAGTTAAATCTATAGAATTAATGATTAGTGATATTCTATTAATGTCTAATGATATATATGATTTTCAAACAGCAATACAAACTGACGATTTTTTTGATTTGGATGATAATATATTAACAAGAATTAAATATAATTCAGAAAAAAAACTAAATAAATGTAGAACAATATTAAATAGAATAGATACTAGAAATTTATATAAAGAAATATATAAAACTTGTAATTATGATATATCTTTTGTAACTGACTATATTCAAGATACTTATTCTGATAATAATATCAATGATTTTCATATTATAAAATTAAATTTTGATTTATGTAATGGTTCTCTATCGCCTTTAGAAAATATTAATTTTTATAAAAATAATAATGAAATTATTGATAATAATAATATTTTTATTCGAAAAATAATTCCAAAAAATTTTGATGAATCATTTATAGCTGTTTATAAAAAATAAATACTTAAAAATAAATACTTAAAAATAATTTCATTTTTTTTTATAATGAAAAAAAAAATTATTTCTATCGATGTAGGAATTAAAAATATGGCATATTGTATTATTGAAAAAAATCATGATAATTTTGAAATATTAAATTGGGATACTATTAATATTTTAGATGATAAAATTAATAATTTACCAAAATGTAATAATATTATTAAAAATAAATTATGTAATAAAATAGCCGTTTTATCTTTAGAAAATAATAATAGTATTAAGTATTTTTGCAACAAAATTACTTGTAATAATTTTCTTACTAAAAATTATTCTAATATTAAAACTAAGAAAATAAAAAAAATTAATACAAAAAATATAAGTTTATTAGAATTATCTAGTATACTTATCAATAAATTAATATCATTAAAAGATATAATTTTAAATGTTGATGAAGTTATTATAGAAAATCAACCTGTTCTTAAAAATCCTACTATGAAATCTATTCAAATTGTTCTATTTTCTTTTTTTATTGAACATGGTTATAATTCTGATATCTCTCCTATTAATAATATTCATTTATTTTCGGCTAGAGATAAACTTAAACTATATAAAGGACCTCAAATTGATACTTCAAAAATTAAAAATAATTATAAAAAAAGAAAGTATTTAAGTATAGAATATACAAAATATTATATAAATGATTCAAAATTCTACCAATTTTTTTTAAATAATAATAAAAAAGATGATTTAGCTGATTGTTTTATACAAGGTTATTATTATTTATTTAAATAAATAAACATTTAATTTGCGTATAAGATTTAAAATAGTTTTCTATAAAACATTATAATGAGTGATAATGAAAATGACAAAATATCTATTAATAGTTTGAATTTAAATGTTATTAAAAATGATTTACCAAATACAAACAATAAATTTCGTTCTATTTCTCCTAATGCTAATATTGATATTGGCTTAGATTTATTGGTTAATAAAGAAAAACAAAAACCTATTAAAATTGATGAAAAAACTTCTAATGCCAATGGATATAATTTAAATGAAAATAATCAAAACATTTCCGAATTTGATTTATTAGAAGATAATAATCAAAATTATAATGAATTCGAAATTAAAAGTAATAATACCATTAATAATTCTATTATTTCTGACCAAGATTTTGAAGACTTCATTGATAAACAAGATATGGATGATCAAAAATTTTATAATAAAGATTTAAAATCCTCTGAATATAATTTTGATAAATCAAAAAATAATATAAATATAATTAGGGATGATAGTTATCTATCTCAAAATTTTGATAATCATAGTTCCAGATCTAGATCTAAATCTAATTATAAAAAACCTAAATCACATGATATTAATTTAGAAAATTATAGTAACAATAGTTTTACTACTAATATTGACAATAAATATCCACATATAGTTAGAGATGAAAATAATGATAATGTAAATTTTATTAAACATCAAAATTATGAAGCTGAAAAAAAAGAAAAAGAAGACCTTTTATATAAATTTGAAAAAATGAGAAGATTAGGTATACCACTTAATAAAAAATTTAACTTCTCATCAAATATTGACGAAATGCGCTTTGAATATAATAAAATTAAAGCCCAAAGGGAATCTGAATCTTCAATTAAATTCCAAAAAAAAATGTTAATGGCATGTGTAACTGGTATTGAATTTCTTAATGGTAAATTTGATCCATTTGATGTTAAATTAGAAGGTTGGTCTGAAAGTGTTCATGAAAATGTTAATGATTATAACGAAGTTTTCGAGGAATTACACGAAAAATATAAAGATCGTGCTAAAATGGCTCCTGAATTAAGACTTTTATTTATGATTGGAGGAAGCGCTTTTATGTTTCATCTTACTAATACTATGTTTAAATCACAACTTCCTGGTATGGATGATATCATTAAACAAAATCCTGAATTAATGAAACAATTTGCAAATGCTGCTGTAAATACAATGAATCCCGACTTAAAACAAGCAACTTCTTTCTTCTCTCAAAATCAAAATAATAATTTCCAACCACAACCACATAATACAAATAATTATAACCAACAATCATTTAATAATAACAATAATCAAATATATGAAAATCCAAATATTTCTAAAAATAATAATATAGGCCCTATTAATACTCCTTTTAATCAACGTTCTAATTCACCTAAATCTAAAAAAATTATTTCTCCTCCCACTGGAGTAGATGAAATATTAAATGAACTTAAATCAAATACTGAAAATATCTCTGATATAATATCTTATTCTTCTGACACAACAAAAAAAAATGTTAATTTAAAATCTAGACCTAAAAAAAAAAATATTACACTTAATTTAGAATCATAATTTAATTTATATTAAAATTAATACTTAAATTTATTAAATATTCATTTTTTATTATTTATTTTTCCAGCCTTAATCAGTGTATCATAGGCGTTTTTTATTTCCTCTTCTGATATATTTCCATCATTATTTGTATCTATTTTAGATATAGATTTTGATAATATACAATATTTGCTTTTACTGTTAAATAAATTTAATACTAAAATTATAAAACAACAAGTTATTATTAATGATGCTAATAAATCACGTGTTCCTATAAATGCTATTGTAAATATTATTAATCGTCTTAAAATTTTACTACTTAAAAAATAACGATGCTCATCTCCTATATCTATTTCTATATATCTTGCTCCTACATTTAATAATATCATTAAAAATCCATAAATATATTTATTATTATTAAAAAAATTTACTCCATTCTCAAATATATTATTACTTATTATTGTTGTCGTTGTTGCCATTATATTATATACATATATTTTACAATATCTATTCTTTAAAATTTATCATTTTTTTTCGTATGCTTTGTCATTATCTATTACAATTTATTTTTCTAATTATCTTCTTCATCTTCATCTTCATCTTCAATCTCATCTTCATCTTCATCTTCATCTTCATCTTCATCTTCATCCTCATCCTCATCTTCATCTTCATCCTCTTCTTCATCTTCTTCATCTTCATCTTCTTCATCTTCTTCATCTTCTTCATCTTCGTCCTCATCTTCATCTTCATCTTCATCATCCTCATCTTCACTATTTATTTTAAAATGTTCATTATAATTTTTTTTCATTTTTTCTTCTGTTATACGTAAACTATTATCTAAATTAATGCTTATTAATAAAGCAATTGATATTAACACAACTAAAAATAAATTATCGCTTCCTAAATATAATATTAATCCTACTATTAAAATTTTGCTTAAAGGATGATTTACAAATGCTATAATATGTCTAGGAGTATATATTGATAATCCCGATATGTATAATATTAAAAATATTATAATTAAATTTTTATTATTAATATGTTCTTTACTTTTTTCTAAAAAACTTATTATATTTTGTTTATAATTATCCATTATAATATAAAAAAATATTTTATTCTATAGAATATTTTTATTTATTTAAAACTAATATGGGGAATACATTTTTGAAGTATTCCCTGTAAGATTATAAGCTGGTAAAACTACATTATTATAATCTGTAAACTCTTCGCCATGTTCGTTATCATTATCCTCCTCTTCTTCCTGGTCTTCATCTTCATCACCATCACCATCATAATCATCATCATCATCATCATCATCACCAATACCATCACCACTACCATCACCACTACCATCACCACTACTATCTCCCTCAACATCAAGATCAGAATCAGGAACCTCATCTTCATCATTACTATCTTCTTTATCATTCATTTTACCATGACTTTGTTTAGGTAATTTATTCATCATTTCCTCATACATGTTTAATTTATCAGCTTGATCTTTTATTTTTTTTTCTAATTGGCTTTTATTTTCAGCTGAAAAATATTCATAATTCATATAT